TATCCTCATACAACTCTCCACCACTTCTATTGTATTTAGCAATCATACTTCTAATTGTGTCAATGTCCTCTTGTGGTTGATGATGTCTTACAACTGTTTCAGCTAGGACTTTCATTTTAGTTCTTGCATTGTTGTAGTCAGCTATTGCTTGAGTGTGCAATTTATACTTTGGACTGTTAAGTTCAAAGTGTGTTTGAAATACACCCTCAATAGATTTTCTTTTTTCTGTGTTTAGTGTCAATCTTTTCTCGGTCATGTTTCCTTTGGGTTGATTATTATTATTTTGCATAAACAGTTTTTAGCACTTGACAATTAATAAGTCAAGCACTATATAGGAGAGGTTCCCTTTTGCTAATATACGGAATTAAAAAACTCAAATTAGCATTGTTTGTTGGTCACTGTGAGATTGTTCTCACTTGCGAGACATCACCTTAAATGGTGGTTATAAATAGAAGATGCATCTTGCTTGCAGTGATCAATGAGTATTATTTGCTGGACCCTACAATGGTGTTGTTCGGAAGTAGTCCGATATCTAAATTGTGGTCCTGCTAATGATAAGGCACACATTCAGCTCACGAAATGCTTCGCGCTAAGTGACTTCTGGTGGGGCAGCCTTAGCCCAGTTGCGCTCAAGTCCTTCGGCCGAGGGAGCGCAACGGGTTTATATGATTAAAGAAAAAAGCTTCAAGCGTCAAGCCTCAAGCGATACAACCTGTGGTTGTGTGGATAACTTTAAGAAAGATTTGACATGTAGGATTATCCCTGATACAAGGATCTATAACCAATACAGGAGAAATATGACAAATAAAGAAATAGAAGAAAAAATACAAAGTAATTCGCTGGTAAGAATAGCTGATGCTATAGAAGAGATCCTACGTATGGTGAAGGCTGACCAAGAGAGATCTAGAAAATATATGGAGGAGAGAAAAGATGATTAATGAAAAGAAAGTAGAGCAGGTAAGAAAATTTTGTTGGGACATGTACAAAGAACTTAGAAGCATGCGCGGCAAGAGAAAAAAGATCGATATCTTTGCTGTTGAAATGACGGTGATGCAGCTGGGGATCCTGGCCAACGGTATGCAAGAGAAAGAAAAAGAAAGTGAGTAAAGTTAATAGATCAGGGTCGGAAAGTATTCCGATCCTGATAGGCCACTGGCGCTGGCTCCAGGCCCAGGGCCCAAGTTACAGGGACCAAGCGGCAAGCTGCAAGCGGCAAGCTGCAAGCTTGACAAGATTACATTATAAGGATATTGTATCCTATAAACTAAAGGAGAAATAAACAATGAATATAAAAGAAGCACAAGCAATAACTCACACACTATCGAAACCTGGCAAGATGCCCGGGTTTGCATACTCAACACCAGCTCACGAGTGCAAGACTGGCACAAAATTAAGATCTATAGCTGGCAGCGTTTGCGCTAACTGTTACGCCTTTGAGCGGGGCCGTTATAGATTCCAAAATGTAAAAGATGCGCAATATAAGCGCTTCAGGTCCTTAACTCACCCGTTATGGGTTGAAGCTATGGCAGCTCAAATTAATTCTAAAAAGGTCAAATACTTTAGATGGCACGACTCAGGCGATGTTCAAAACCTGGACCACCTGCGCCGTATCTATGGAGTCTGTAAACTTACGCCTGAAGTCCAGCACTGGATGCCGACGCGTGAAGCGTGGACCAAGGACTATATTGTTGAAGCTCCTGACAATCTTGTTGTCCGGTTCTCCATACCAATGGTGGACCAGGCTGCAGGTACCAGCTGGCCTCATACCTCAACCGTCTCAACTAAAAAAATTGATGTAACATGTCCAGCACCTAAGCAAGGCAATAAATGCGTTGACTGTAGAGCGTGTTGGGATAAAACTGTTTCTAATGTTTGTTACGGAGAGCACTAATGGATTTTTTTAAGAATGGCACCGGCTGGTGTAAAAGACATAGAGATCCGAGGACCCCGAAACCAATTACAAGCTCCAGGCCACAAGCTCCTATCTTTAGGAAGCTTCAAGCTTCAAGCAGCAAGCCTCAAGCGCCAAGCTCTTCGAGCGCCAAGCGGCAAGCATCAATCCCCGAGTAACAAGCTTCAAGCTTCAAGCCACAAGCAGCAAGCTCCCTGATCCTAGAACCACGGTACATGGATATTGGAGAAGTTTTAGAGGCACAAGGACCAATGGCCTTGGTGAGGATAAATGTATTCTTAGGATGACGTGAATGGTAGGCGATCTGGTGTGGAGAAAACCTAATCGTGTAACCCTTTGTGACTTTTAATTCTATAGTGAAAAAGTGCCCAGAATTATTGTAGACCAATAGATCAGGAGTACCAAGTAAGCTGGAATTCTCCAGTCGAATAAGCGAAAACTTCTTAAAATTTCTTTTGATTTGTTGGTAAAATTTAGCCTCTGGACCCATGAGTTTTTCGGAGTGACATCGTCATTCATTATGGTAGTGGTGAACGTAATTTATCAGGTAAGATTATCTTCTGCTCTCGTTTTGTTTTCATGACTAAACGGTGTGAATGGTGGTTTTTCTTTTCACCAAATATAACTTGATTGTTCTCGTACACTTCCATTTTTTTAATCTCTTCTAAATATCCATTGATTTCTACAAATATAACTGCGTCACTAATTGCATTACCTTGCTTGTTAGTGCTCTTGTCTTTAGCGGTAAATGTAGATAAAAATTCCTGTAAATCTCTTACTCTCATTTGTTTTTTTCTTCAAGTTTTTTTTCTAATTCAACAATTCTATAATTAAGATTAGATATAACCCTAACTTGTTCTGTTAATTTAGAACTTAACTCATTAATTATTTTCTTTGAACCTTGTAATATATTATCTGTTTTAATCCAATCAGCTTCTTTCTGTTTGTATTCCCAGATCTCTTTTTTATGTTCTTCAATAAGATACGTTAAGTCTAGCGCACCTCTGTCTTCAACTGTTTTGTTTTCATCTTTCATATTGACAATATAGGATAGTTACCTTAAAATGTCAAGATGGGAGTTCCAAAAAGATTAACTGAAATGCAAAGAAGATTTGCCGAGTATTTAATATTTGGTGGGCCAGAGGGGCCGCTCAATAAATCAGAAGCAGCAAAACTAGCAGGCTACAGCGAGAAAAGATGTAGACAAGAAGGATCTGAGTTAACTAACCCCAGACTATCTCCATTAGTTGTTAAATACATAGGTGAGTTAAGAGAAGAAAAAATGCTTAAATATGGTGTAACTTATGAAAGTCATGTTTCAGAACTATCAAGAATTAAAGATGCCGCTTTGAGGAAGAATTCTTTTTCCGCTGCTGTAAATGCTGAAACCAATAGAGGCAAGGCAGCAGGACTATACATAGACAGAAAAATAATAAAAACTGGGAAACTAGAAGAAATGACAGAAGAACAGTTAGAAGCAAAGATGAAACAAATCTTAAATGATTACGGTTCTCTTTTAGATATGAAGACTGTTGAAGGTGAGATCGAACCCGAGGTCGAAAAAGTTCAGATTCAAGTAAAGGAAGAAGAGCCGACATTTAATTAATCTTGATCTGTTTTTTCTAACTGATCTTTAAGCATATCAACCATCCAAGCATTATCTCTAAACACACCCATCATTACATTTGTTAACTGATTAACTACAGCTTCTTCAAATTCTGGTTTCTCTAAAGGTGCTTTCTCTTGATTAAGTCCGGCCACCTGTACTGCAGCATGCATTATCTCATGAAATAGTGTGTTAGCAATCTCTTGACCACATAGATCGTGCTGTACTTGTATAATATTTTGTCTGTAATCATACTCTCCAAAACAATCAGTCATTTCCCATTTTTTATAATCAGGTCTGACATATTTAATCCTAACATCTTTGTAACCAATTCTAACACTGTTAGGAAGACCAATTGCTTCAACAGGAATAGGCTTCAGAGGTTTTTTAAAATGTTTACTTTTCTTTCTTTTCATTTCTGTATATGTATCTAAAAAAAATCAGTTTTACCAGAATTTTGTATCGCGCGCGCATAGGCAATCTGTAATATTTTGTAATGTGACATTATAATCTGTCACATGACACTTTTTAAAACCATAATTTGGCAGACCTTAGCGTTGTATACCAACACTTCTAGTCGAAAAGACACAAAAGACACTTTTTCTAGAGTAGTTTTTATTTTATTTTTTATTTCTTTTGCCATACATATACACGGTGGTACATTGGAATTGTTCTAAACTGTTAATTGCCTTAATCTTGCCTTGTTTTAAACTCATTTGCCTTAATTGTAACATTAGCTTTTTCTTTCTCATCATGCATCAGCTCATTGTACATATCTAATCTTTTAAGAAAAGCATGTTTCCACTGTCTTAGTGCAAGTCCTTCAACCTTAAACTCTTGGTAATATAGGTCAGGCGTGCATACCATGATAACTCCTTGCTTGATCTTAGATCCGTAGACATAGTCGTGGGCCATGGCGTATGCTGCAATTTGCATGTAATAATCTTCAATCCATTCTTCCCGTTTCGGACGGTTACTCTGCTTGAAGTCAACAATAGTTTCCATGCCATTGTGCGAGCATACAAGGTCCGTGGACCCTGCATACAGGCCCGGATAGTGCAACGTAACTTCCGACCCGTAATACTCCTCCACTGGCGCAAGGCCAATCTCAATAATTTTGTCGGCCATGGGACGCGCCTCTTGTCCGATGCTTGTAAGATCCACACACCCAGTTCCGAGTACATAGTGCTCGAGGAACTTATGCATGCAAGTCCCCCTGGAACTTGAATGATTCTTAATTCGTTCTGCGTTTTCTTCACCGACTTTAGCCTTCCACTTTTTTATAAAATCTTGATTTTTCGTGGCTCCTAATACAGTAGTCACACTCGGAAGTCTATAATTACTTATCTCATAAACCCTGGTCCCAGATCCTGGGTCCGTGAGCTGTTTACCGGTGATATAGTTGTATTTATTAGATTTCTTGATCATTTAATTTTTTCCTATTATATAATTTTTTAGACGCAACGACTTGTGATTTAAATTTAGGTGTCCTAACTTGCTTGGCCACGGGATTAGAGCCAAAGATTCTATTCCAGTTCTCTTCGTAAGCCTTGTTAGTAGGTCTACTTCTTCCGTCGTACTTTTCTTTTTTTATAGCCATAGCCCTCCTTTTTGTTAGACCACAATTTTTGCCATGACCATGAAGTCAGGGCTGTTGAGTAATGGTTTATTCTCTCTAAAATTAAATATACTATTCTATCTATCATTATTTATCTTTTCCAAACCATATGTTATCTCTAAATTTATCTAACTCAATTACATTGTCATCTAAATCCTGTATCTCCGGTTCATAGTGATCTATCACTTGTTCTATTTTATGTAATTTAACTATAGCATAAGGCCACAGCATTTTACACACACGCAAACAATCTCTAAACGAACAACGCCAACGCCATTGTGGTTTCATACCCTTAGGGACCTTCTTAGGCCTTACAGTACCCACCATTAACGTCTCATGCACAAGTTCTATAACATTTTTATCTGTCATAGAAATCTCCATAACAATACGCCAACAATCATAATTACCAGATTTTTTCTTTTCCTTATATTTTTTGTAAGTTAAAGAACCTTCGCCATCAAAGAGTCCTGCAATATAAGCTGTATCTAAGTGAAAATTATCGTTAATCATAAGTACCTGTTTTTTTCTTTTCCTTCATAGGGAACTCCAGAAACATGTGTTTCCATTAATTCTTTGTTGCATGCTTTTCTTATATCCTCATTACGTAGTTTTCTTCCCTCACAAAAACGTTGTAGATAATCTAATCTTTCGGCTGCATTAAGACAACCTTTTCTTCCATTTTTATATTTAGTTTTAAGAATTTTAATTAATGTATTACAAAAATTATCAACAGCTCTCGTTTGAGATAAGTTATTTATAAGTAATTTTCTTTTTTTATTTGGATCAAAAGTTTTCATATTTTTATTTGACCATAATTTTATTTCACTACTCATTATTTTATTCCTTTCATTAGTTTATAGTAGGTTTATCAATATGTTCATCATCTGCCAAATTATTAGCATCGATATAAGACTCCACAATTTCGGACTCATCCACATAGATTTCTCCTTCCGAGTCACATATATCACATTGTAGTATTACATGCTCTCTGCTTTTCTTATCTTCGTTTAACTTTCCATCTTTTTGTATTTGAAATTGTTTGTAACCATTTCCATTACAATCAGGACAGATTGCCTTGTGTCTACGCTTTTTTAAATTTTCCATTTAATTTCTTCGCCCTTTCATTTGCAATTGATTCAATGGTTTTACTTATCGATAATGTCGCATCCGGTAATAGGATTTTAGACAACTTTATCAATGTCTTGTAAGTATCATGTGTTAATGATACATTTCTATATTTACTTATATCAGTCATTTTAACCTTTCATTTATTTATAATGATTATATAGGATGTTACAAAGGATTTGTCAATGACAAAAATAGTTTTATTAATGGTTTTATGTAGTGGAATAATTGAGAATAGTTGCAAAGTTATCCCCACCCCTCAAGTTTTATTTGATGATTATAGTAACTGTATAGTTTATGGTTATGGGTACTCAAAAAAATTAATAGCAGGATTTGATCCAGAATGGACCAATAGTATGGAAGTTTATACTAAGTTTTCCTGTGAAGAAGATAAAATTATTTAATTACAAATACAGCCTACAAAAGTACCACTACCATTATTCATGACATGTATATTTAAACTGTCGATGTACTCGCTTAATTTTTCTCGAAGAATTGCGCACAGATCCATGCAGTCTACTGGTACCAATAAATGTATATGTTCCATCATCGTTTTTGACACAGGAATTAATTGATAAAATCCGTCGTTCAAAATTATCAATTCCATTACTCATCTTCCATGACTCTTGAGTCAAAGTTCCGTGTTCCATGTGCCACGATCTTTTTAACACCATGTCCCTGCAACTCTAAAGTTGCATAGGAAGACCAGGCTTTTTTAACAAGGTTTAATTCTAAAATTAAATTAGACCATTGTTTTTTATTAATGTCTTTAGAAGTTATAGTTAATGTTTTCATACTATTTTTCTAACTATGTAATCAAAAATAGGTTTTTTAGGTGTTTTTGATTTATCCATTTTCGTTTTTCTTTTTTGAAAAAACTCTACTGTTTTTTCTTTAGCATAGTCTGCAAATGCATTGGGTACAATTGCAATACTTTTGTCATAACATCTATCCTCTGCTAAATTACCAGTATAGTAAACAGCTGAAGAACCTATCTCTGCAGTATCAACCCATTTTTTTACGTCTTTTATATTCATTGTATTCCTTTCACGTTGTTGGTTTCTATATTATAAGTACATTTTTTTATTAAACAAGGTAATGTAAAATTTCTTGGTGTAGGGCCTTTACCTACCAAATTAATTCCACATTTAGAGCACTCACCTCTTACCATCAAGTCACCGGATGTTCCGCCTACCTTTTCTAGTATACTCCATTTTTTTTCTTTAATTAATTTAGCAGCAAATCTTAAACCCTCTATTACATCTTTTGGATCGTATTCAGATTTAACAGCTGTTAAAATTAATTTTTTATAAACGTTAAAGATTCTGGCTTCTTCTTTTAATTGTTTAATTTCATGTCTTAACGTATCGTATATTGTTATTTCTTTTACTTTTTTCATTTTAAATTTATCTCCTTATCTTTTCTACCAGGTATTGATGCACGTACCATTGGTGGATCAGTTAACCCATCCATAGAATCTATATAAACTTCTAGTGGACCTGCATTAGTCTGCATAGTTACATAACAGCATCCTTCCATTCTTATGTCAAAATGAATGCCTTTAGCATAACGATCTTCAGCTCCGTTATGTCTACGGATTGCCATATGTTTACTAGTTCTTCTCATTGTTTTCCTTTCTATTTGTTATTTCTTTCATGTCTTATATATAGGATATCAAAGGATATTTGTCAACCCCTTCCTTGACCTTTATATTTTTTATTTTTGTTGTTTCTTTTCTCAGATTTTGATAGGGATTTTTTATGTTTTTTAGGACGTTTTTTAGGTTTGTCACGGGGTGCGTGTTCACCACCTGTTTTTTTAGCCATTACTTCCACTCCTTAACGTAAGGTGTACCACCATCGGTACGAGATTGCATAACAGGTAAGTAACTTATTTTACCATTAACATGTTGCTCTAGGTCTGCGCCACAACTCATACATCTATAAAAATCATGAGTAAGTCCAACTAACATTGTAATTTCTGTACACGTAGGGCATTCGCCTTTTACAACTTCAGGATGAAATTTTATACTTTTATTCATTATTTACCTACTTTTTTAAGAGCTTTAACATGAGCTTTTTTAAAACTATCACCTTTTTTCATATCTTTTTTCATTTGTTTCATATGTTTAGCACTATGGTGTTGACTGTGTTTTTCTAAAGTTTTTTTATTTGTTGTCATTTTTACCTTTCATTATTTTAATATTAATTTAACAATTGATTTCTCGCCCATATAAATTACTGTTTCTGCTTTCGATTTTAAACAGTGGTACTCTACATTAGAACTTGCTGACCGCATAGCAATTCTTTTACCTTTTAAACATTTAGACATAGACTCTTGTATTCGATGTTCCTTAATTTCTCCGGAAACGATCATTAAAAGAGCTACAACAATCTCTGTCATTTAGTGGTCCCCATTACCATTTGCTCTAACCTTATCTTTTAATCTCTCTATATCTAATATTGCTTTTTCTAGTTGCTTATTAAGAAATTGTATATTAACCTTGTTAGTCATATTTTGTTCTTGAGTTATCTCTAATTTTTCTGTTGCTTTGTACAAACCTTCTATCAACATAAATTGTTCCTGATCGGTCGGTAACTGCTCACTTTTTTTAAGCAAGTCTGCATTAAATAATTGTCTTGATGTCTCAAGGCTAGTTAATCTAGCAGTCAGCTCAAAGTAACCATACACACCTACAGCCACAGCTGCCATAATAGACACCATGTTTTTAAGTGGCATGCCTATTGTAGTTTTATCCGATATTTTCATACTGGTGCTACAATAACTGTTAATATTATAAAAGCTATAATTAAAAACCCTGTAAAATAATAGTTCATATACAAACACTCCATATTAATTATTGTCTCCTGTTAATGTACTACGCATAATTAAAAAACTTTTAAAATCGTTTTCCATTTGTTTTATTTTTTCTTCCATTGTTTTAAGTTTATCATTTGTAACAATTGTATTACCTTTATTGGTTTCTATATTTAATAATAAATGGCTTTGATTTTCTTGTATTCTAGCTATGTATCCAATTTGATTTTTTAAATGAGTATCGTTTATGATAGCTATTTGATCTTTGTTTTTATTAATAGTCTCTGTAAGACTAACGATATATTTAACGCCCGTAAACGTTCCAACTAAAATTGACGCTATTACTGGAACCAATACAAAGTTCTTTTTTAAGAGTTCCGCTATTGACATGACAAACACTCTTCCCCTTGATTTTTAGGATCACTACACTCACAAGGATCACAAGAACAAAGACCGTACACATCCGAGTGGAAGTCATCCAGACAATGACATTCATGACCGCATTTTTTACATTCATTTTTATTTTTTTTGTTTTCCATTTGTTTTTTCTTCTATCTCATAAAAAAAGTTATCAGTATCTTCGGTTCTCCATTGTCCAGAGTCTTCAACATTCCATGTCGAAGTCTGCACCTTCCAGTCAGGAGTAGTGTCCTTAACTGTAAAAGAAGGTAGATCCCAAATTACTCTATTGTTTGGCTGAGCCGCATAGTTACCATCATCTAAGGCAATTATGTGAGCGCACTTATGTTCGTGCGGAATTTCTGAATGATCAGAGTTTAATATATTAGCATCTGGATGTGCCCAGTCAACTGTAAATAAATATTTTCCGTGATGCCACTTTTTATCTTTACCAATGTATTTACCGGAAGATGCGCTTATGAGATCCCATACAGTAATAGCAGGATAATAACTAAAAGAATTCCAAAGCTCAAGTTCATCAAGTCGTCTATATGGAACAGTTTCCGGTTGAAAACCACGTTGAATAAAAGCCGCAATTGGTAAGCGATAAAATATTGCACCGTTCTCCATAATAGCATGAAATAATATTGCACGCCCAGACATGCTGGTAATACCAAAGATGATACAGTCTTCCACTTCGCCTTTATGTTTTTTAAGATCATATAAATACTCCCTTTTTATTTGTGAGTATTGTATAGGTATATTTGCATTTAAGTAAGCCATAATTTATCATTTTATATTACCCCAATTGTCTCCAGATTCATAATCAACTTTGTTGGGAACTTCTAATTTAACAGCATTTTCCATTATCTCAATAATTTTCTTAGCTTTTTCAGGACTTTCTACTGAAATATCTAACTCATCATGCACTTGAATGTGTGGTATAATGCCTTCATTATACAAATCAATCATAGCTTTTTTAGTCATATCGGCTGCACTACCTTGAATTAATTTGTTTAAAGCTTTGTAAGTGAACGCACGCTTGATCCCTGGTCCGTGTTCCAGGAGCGCTGCATCATGAGGCAAGGATTTATGTATCCCGAACTGATTGGGTTCCCACAAATGGAACCTACATAGCCGTCCAAGTAAAGTTCTAACCCTACCCGCACTTTGTGCTCGTTGACTAACATTATCCATCATCTGTTTTACAAATGGAACTTTAGCATGGTATTGTTTAAATAAATCATTAGCTTTATCCTTAGATATACCAAGTTCTGCTTGTAATTTATTTTTACCCATACCATAAAATAGTCCTAAGTTAATTGTCTTAGCTTGTGATCTAGGTATTTGAGCCATGTCAGCTACAATCGTGTGAAAGTCTGTGTCCGGATCATTATTATAAGAATCTAATACATCACCAACACCATACAAATTCTGTAAAGCTGAATAATGTACCACCAGTCTAGGCTCTTGTTGAGAATAGTCAAAACAACCCCATCTATGGCCTTCCTCAGGGATAAATAAGCCTCTGATCTTAGGTCCGAGGTCCTTGTTCCGTGCTGGAATTTGCTGTAAATTAGGGTTAGAATAACTGAACCTTCCTGTCACAGTTCCGCCATTATCTGATCTAAGTTGATTGATATCAGCATGAATTCTACCTTTATGAGAATGTTTTAATATGGTATCAATGAACGTAGTATGAGCTTTATTAATTTCACGAGCCTGAGCAATCTTATTCACCAATGGGTGAGGATGATTTTGCAAAAAGTTTTTAGTAAAAGAGGGTGCCTGTGATTTCTCGGTTCTGTCATAATCTAAATTTAGTTTGTCAAAAACTTGGGCAATCGATCGTGCTGCCCATATTTGAGTATCTATTCCTGTTTCCTTTTTTACTTGGAGTAATACTGCTTGTTCTTCTTCAACAAGTTGTTTCTTCAATTGGCTGGCTCCTTGGACGTCTACACGGACACCTAAGAATTTCATATCGACGAGGCAGGGAAAGAGTTGAGTCTCGAGATCGAAGATAGATTTTATATCTTGAATATCTATTTCTTGTTTAAGTTGTTTCCAAAGGTCTAGTGTAACAGACGCATCTTGTTCTGCATAAGCGCCAACATAAATGGCAGGTAGTTTATACATTTCTGCTTTAGCGTCAACCCCCCAATCTTTTGCTGCTGCATATAAATCACTTTCATTTTTACCTTTGCCAGTGTATCTTTTAGCACAGCTATTTAAGTCATAACGCATTTGATTTTCATCAACTAAAGCCGATGCAATCATTGTATCGATTACTCTTCCGTTAATACTTAAACCTAAAGCTCGAATCCAAGCAACGTCATACATGGCGTTGTGGAAGATTTTATCTGCAGGTAAATTTAAAACTTCTTGAAACCATTTCAAAACTTTCTTACGGTCCATGTTCCCACCACCTTCGTGTGCAATAGGATAGTAACCACGCCAACCTTCTACAGCTAGTGCAATTCCTACAACGTCGCCGTTGCCTACAACTGAGCCTGAGCCCATCTTCATTAAATCTGGATCTTTAGTTTCTAAGTCAATTGCAATCTCATCATACTTTGATAAGTCTGGAAAACTTTCCGGTGGTAACCATTCTGTCTGAGGTTTAAATAGTGGTATCTGCATAATCCCTTTCCTTTATCATTTCTAAGTAGTGTATTGCTTTCTCTATATCTTGTAACTTTCCTTTCGACTGATGTCTACAAATATATTTAATAGCATTACCTTCCGCGAATTGTAAATTGTTTTTGTTTATAAAGTCTGCTGGTTGGATGGCCATGTCTTTGTAATGAGAACCTCCCACTTGTTTGTCATAGGTGCTCATAAAAACCACCTTATTGTTAATACACATGTTATAAAAACAGCTACACTCATCTCAGCTGTCATTCTCATATTTATGCAGTAATTACATTCACACATTATAATATATATCCTTTTTCATATTTTTTGGGTTCTACAATATGTAAGTTTTCTTTTGTACGTGTTGCGCCTACATAAAATAGTCTGTTTTCATCATCTGGATTTCTTTCATAACCTTTCATAGTGTTTTGTGTAAGGTCAGTTAAAAGAACAACATTGGTAGCTTCACCACCTTTTGCTGCATGTATCGTAGATAATTCTATTCTAGGTTTCTCATTTAATTTTTCTCCGTTCCTTCTCATTTTACGTAAATATTCTATTTTAGTTTGACCCGCTTCATCAAACGCTTCGTACCAAACTGAGTTTACTTTTAAACCAAAATCTCTCTGTAGAGAATCCATGTCATGGAAAGCTCCTTTAGTCATACCTTTAATTTTATTCTTATCCCAGTTCTCACTACTCATTTGTTTTGATATTTTTTCTACTTGTTTAAAGGATAGTGGAGAACCTTTTCTTGCGTGTTCCCAATCAACAGCACATTCTTGTAAATCTTTTTCATTAGTTCTTTTATATCTATTATTATAATACAAACCCTGCCTGTACAAAGATTCCTCTATGTCATTTAACATGTGTCTAGTTCTACTTAACACCAACCAATCTCCTTTTGTCATGTCTATGCTATCAACATCAAAATGTCTCTGTAGTGTGCCTTCATTAATTTTTGGTTTCCATGTCTTATCAATTCTATTTTTAATTTTATTAATTATACCCATAGCTAAGTTGTGAACCTTAGCTGGTATTCTATAAGACTGTGTAAGTGGGTAATACTCACCTTTTAAAGTTATAAAAGAATCTACATCAGCACCGGCCCATCTAAAAATAGCTTGGTCATCATCACCAGCAATGAATGCGTCTTCCGTTTTATTCCAAATAGATCTAGCCATGTCCCATTGCATCAAAGATAAATCTTGAGCTTCATCAATAAACACTACATCAAACTTTGGTGACAAATCTGATTTTGTAAAATCTAAAATCATGTCATTAAAATCTATTAAGTTATATTCTTTTTTGTATCTTATTAATTCGTTAGCTATAATTCTAAGTTGATCTCTCTCTAGATCCTGAGTGTGCTCAGCTAAATCAAACTGCTGCTCTGCTGTAATATTTCTAAGTTGTGCCAGCTGTATAATTCTAAGGTACTCACTATCTGATGTAAAGATACCACCCTGGTCTTCCTGGTAGTCTGCGTAAGTTACTGGAAACCCTAGCTTGCTGCCAAGATCTTTGTAATGTCTTCCCTGCATAACTTGATCTTTTTTAAGTCCAAGTTTTCTAAATGCTAATGAGTGTAGGGTTCTAAAATATGGAAGGTCTTCTTCTGTTAAATTAAAATCTCTTATAGCTCTGTCTCGTGCTTCGTGAGCAGCTTTCTGTGTAAATGCAAAGTAACCAATCTTATCTGGATCCGTGTTTTTTAAATAAGAATTTACTTTGTTTAATAAAGTTGTAGTCTTACCGGTGCCTGGTGGTCCTAATACAATAGTTCTCATTTTTTTATTTTTTTTATAATATTGAAAATTAAATCTATGTTATTTTTTGATAAATATAAAACAGCTTTTATAACTCCTTCTAAATTATCACCTAACTTACCAATTCCTTGGTTACATGCATAACAAATCCATCCTCTAAATGTTTCTTTTTCATGCTCGTGATCTAATTGTAAAACACCACTATTACTATATTTTTTTTTATTTAAAATAGCTTTGACTTCTACCCCACAGCACTGACAATTTTTTGGTTTAGGTGGCGCTGTCATATATAATTTTTCAATTATTTTACCGTGTTTGGATTGACAGTCTCTACATGCAGATCTTCTCATCTCTCCTCCAAAAGCAGTTTTAGACCAAAGTGGAAATGCTTTTACAGGTAGTTCTTTTTTACAATGAGTACACACCTTTATTCCAAGTTCAAAATCTTGTTGAAAAACAATATCTTCTTCTTCATTAAACAAATCCATTTGAAAATTTTCCATCAAAATATATCCTTTGGTTTTAATTCTTTTTGATTGTACTCATCAGTTTTTTTATCAAACTGTTTTACTTGGAATACAGATATTCTTTCTTTACCTATACGTTTGTCATCACAGCTACAGGCTTCTTTTAACATCTGTGCTGTACGCTGATAGTTGATGTCCCAACGTTTCCTAATTAAAAATTGATTGTAGAATCTATCAAACACAAAATGGTGATGGCCTTCGTTAGTCCATACCCCACCCTTTTTAAGATCATTTTTGTCTGTAGACACTTGTCTATTTAGACAATACTCTTCTAAATGATTTTGTAATTGATCTTGTGTAGTTACACCTTCTGGTGCTTCCACAGGTTCGTGGTTCTTCATCAGTGGATTTATAATCATGTCCCAGTCTTTAGGTTTTACTGTTGGTGGTTTAAAATCTAGTTGTTCCATACATGCTTCTTGGAATAAACTTTGTTGTTTTAAAAACTTTACATTCTCTAAATGTAATCTTTCACCATCTACGTTTAGATAATAGTACGGTTTTTCTAACTTCACTTTTTGTAAGTCAGATAATAATGGGAATACAATTTCTTCACCTATTCCATACTTTCTAGTTCTACATAATTTTTTATCACACAAGTTACACATAGGTACATCATTACATTTGTAGCCCCATTCTTTTTTCTCATGTTGTCGTTTAATTATATCTACTTCAGACTCACTTAACGGTGTAGTTGATGCTTCTATATTAAACATAGTCATCTTACTTTTCCATTCTGCAGGCCATTTCTGTTTAGCGTACACTCCAAAATGAAACATAGAGTTGTTACGACCACCTTCTGGTATTTTATTTAGGGCCATAAGTTCTATACATGGTGGAGCGTCATCATAATCTGATTTAGGTCTTTCTATTTTTATAGACGTAATATTTTTTTGTTTTAATCTGTCATAGATACCATAGAATTCTTCTAATGTTGCAGCGGTACCATCATCATTAAATGCATAACGTGTTGATTGATCACCATTGAAGTAAGGTAAGTTAAGAAAGTTTCCGGTATCGTCTGCTGATTTTAATTGGATCTGTTTAGGAAAAACTTCTGATCCACCGTAGCCTAGTAATGTTTTTATTTCCGTAAGTTTATCTCTCATTCTTTCTGCAGATACGGGTAGTTCTGAGAAGAGGAACACATGAGCGCCACCGCTCTTTGACCTACACACCGAGAGTGGTAGGTTAAATTGTTTTATCTTATCTATTAATTTTTTATGATCAAAGCCTGCATAAGAGTCTATGTCTACACAACCCCACACACATTCATTGCTTTCATTTATAGGAATAATTCCTAAACTTTGTTTACCTTCTAAGTGATCAGACCATAGTATATCTGTTACAGGTTGACGTACTACAAATGATTGTCCTTTTAATTTGACACCATCAGCAACAGGTTCACTTACTTTAGTACAACCGTGTGCACGTTCCAATCCCTTGAATATAGTTTTAAATTTATCTATCATATATTTATAACGGGCGCTTCGACTCTCGCTTCCACGCCCGACCTAGGATTTTATTTAGTATGGTGAATCTGTTTTTGATTCGTCTGATCCATGTTTAACTTCTACATTACCTTTGCCAACTTTTTCGGCAAATGATTTTGCAATTTGATAAACACCTTGATCTTCAACCGGACCAACCTTAGACACTTCCCAACCAAACCATGTTCCTTTGTCGTTTGACATCTGAACAGTCTTTAGATTATAAATGTGGCTATATGTTGGCGGTGTGAATAAACCATTTTTACCAGTCAACTTTAGTCCCATCATAATGGAATTCCATTTACGACTAATTTTTAATTGAGTCGCTTTCATAGAAATCAAAGCTGTTTGTGGTGAATCACCTAAAACTACTACAAAATGATTTGCAGTATTCTCAAGATAATTACCGTTTGGTAAACGATCTTTAAAAGATTTATCACGAGTAGTTGTGCTCATGATATCACTACTTGCATCATGAATTGCTACTGGTGCGCCTTTACCCTCACCTCTATCTTGCCATTCTACATATTTTCTTTCATAGAATGCTGGCAATATATTTATACCCTTAGTACCGTCAAAAATTTCATTTGTAACAGTGTTTAGGATCATGCCGGGTTCGGCACCCTCAACATACTTACCATCTCTTTTATTAATTTCAGGAGATAACTGTCCTAAAACTTTTAGAAAAGGTAATGCAAGATCATCTTGCGTCATATTCTGAGAGCCTTTATCTGCATCAGCTTCAAACATATTGACAACTACTGCATTTTCTTTTTTTTCTACTATTTCATTCATGTTTATTGTTTCCTCTTGATTGTTGTTTTATTTCCAACGAATACGTTGAAAAGCTCGGTAGGCATTTCTTTGCCTGATTCTAAACGTTCCCGAACTAACGCTTTAAGAGTCATGGGTTCCACCTTCAACTTTTGTGTTGGTGAAAACCCACGCTCAGATGCAAGGCTAGCATAATCCGCAGCCTTGTTATCTTCGTTACGCCCAAATGATACGGATATCTCATTTTTGATTATATCACCCAGGTTATTGTCTCGAAGCCATTGAAATGCAGCATCTCTATTTGCAATAGTAATACTTGCACTATAATTAGGTTTAACATCTACTGAAGACCCGTCCATAAGTTTAAGGTGAGATAAACCCATCTCAGCCATCATGGTAGGAATTACTTCTCCAGATAAATAGTCAAATTGTTTTTTAGTTTTTTTTAAATTCTCTTCTTGAGATTCAATATCATTTTGTAAAGAATTTAATTTCTCTACTTGATCTGCAAGAGTTTTTATATTGTCTGTTTTTTGTATGACCTGTTGTTGGTCATTTTCAAAGTTTATGTTACTCATCTATCTTTCCTCTTTCATATAAGTTGATTGCAATAGGATAATATTGTCTTTCTTGTTTATCCCACTTTAGTAAATTGTATTTACCATTAGTCATGTCAGAAACAATTGAACACGTTACACCAATAATTGCAGGATCTCCAGTTAATAATAAATGATCTTCTGATGTAAAATCTTTTAACATTTTTCTAAGTTTAAAAATTAATGGACCAGGAGAAAATATTATCTGTGAAAGTTCCGGTAATAAAAAAACAAACTCACCATATTTTGATGCGCCCATAATATTTATTTTAGGTCTGCCTTCAGCAGTACCCGCAATTTCTTGAATTACATAAACTTTATTTTCTTTCATATTGACAATATAGTTATAAATGTTATGTTGTCAAGTAGAAAGAAGAAAAATTATGAACTATAAATTTAAAACAAAACCTTATGCACATCAAATGACTGCATTAGAAAAATCGTGGAATAGAGAAACTTATGCTTATTTTATGGAAATGGGCACAGGTAAAACAAAAGTATTAATAGATAATTTAGCCATGCTTTATGACAAAGGTAAAGTTAATGGTGCTTTAATTATTGCACCTAAAGGTGTTGTAGGTACTTGGTATGATAATGAATTACCAACTCACTTACCAGACCACATAGAAAATGTGACTGTTTTGTGGCAAGCAAACATTACTAAAAAACAACAAGAAAGTTTAGATAGTTTGTTTCAAGAAGGTGAAGGTTTACATATTATAATTATGAATGTTGAAGCTTTTAGTACAGATAAAGGTAAAGCGTTTGCAACTAAATTTATGTCTTGTCATAATACTTTAATGGCGATTGATGAATCAACTACCATTAAAACACCTAGTGCTAAACGTACTAAAAATATTTTAACTTTGTCTACACAAGCTAAATATAGAAGAATAATGACCGGATCTCCTGTTACTAAAAATCCTCTAGATTTATTTTCACAGTGTGATTTTTTAAGTCCTTGGTTATTAGATTTTACATCTTTTTATGCATTTAGAAATAGATATGCAGAAATGAAAACCTTGCACATGCATGGTAGACAAATACAAATAGTTAGTGGTTTTAAAAACTTGGGTGAACTATCCGATAAATTAAAAGAATTTTCTTATCGTGTTCTAAAAGAAGACTGCTTAGATCTTCCAGAAAAAATCTTTATAAAAAGACATATAGTTTTAACTTCTGAACAACGTAAATTGTATGAGCAAATGAAAAAAGAAGCTATTGCTATTTTAGATGGTAAACAATCTACAACTGTAAATTCTTTGACTCAATTAATGAGACTTCATCAAATAACATGTGGTCATTTTACTGCTGATGATGGGTCATTAAAAAGAATAAAAAATAATAGAGTTAATGAATTGATGGATGTTTTAGAAGAAACTGAAGGTAAAGCTATTATTTGGGCTCACTATCAACATGACATTAAAGATATAATTAAAGAAGTAGAAAAGGTCCATGGTCCGGGATGCATTGTTGACTATTATGGATTAACTCCCAAAGAAGACAGACAACCTAATATCAAACGTTTTCAAGACGACCCTAAGTGTCGGTTCTTTGTTGGAACCCCTGCTACGGGCGGCTATGGGATAACTTTAACAGCTGCAAACACCGTAATTTATTATTCTAACGGTTATGACTTAGAAAAAAGATTACAGTCAGAAGACAGAGCACACAGAATCGGGCAGAAAAAATCTGTAACCTATGTTGATTTAATGGCGGCCGATACCGTGGATGAAAAAATCGTAAAAGCTCTACGAAAAAAAATAAACATAGCGTCAGAAGTTTTAGGTGAAGAACTGAGATCATGGATTTAATAGGACATACGCGTGAGGCGCGCTGGAATTTTATTTTACGTATCTGTCGGTTGATAGACCTAAGATCTGTTTGTATTCCGTCTTGCCGGATTCGCCTTTAATCGCCATTAGATATTCCTTACGGTTAGCGTTAATTTCTTTTGTGTATGATACATGGACCCAGCCACTGTTGGGTTCGCCGGGAGTGTGGTACTCGAGAATCAATTGATCAAACATTAAGTTTTCTTTGATCCAATCTGCTAGTTCATTGTTGGCAACACCAAATATTTCTAGGTCTGCCGCCTCTCCTTTGCAGTGCTGACTCTTAGTTGAGCTACCTATCTTAACTGACAAAATTGGATCTCTAAATCCACTGGAAATAGTCACTACTTGATTGAAATGGTCTCTAACGGGCTGTAGAACCCTCTCACAGAGCAATCGTAGATTTTCGGTCTGATCGTCCGTGGGGTTGTTGTTAAGGCCCATCCTCGTCGCTGTCTGTGACTTACAAAGCTCAGCTTTGCTGAAATTCTTGCTCAGTTTCATGGCTCTCCTATTTTATGATTAACATGTAGATCATACCGGCCATACCGGTGATCAAAGCTCCGACAGATGTTAGTAGAATAGTTTCTATTCTACAAATCTGTTTTTCTAATGAATGAATCTTGTCATGAGTTTGTTTCTGCATAATTCTACACAGCTTCTCATGTGATTCTATTTTTGTTAGTGCAATATTTTTAGTCATTAAGTTCTACTCGCAATTACTTTTTCAGTAGGTGATAATAAAGCAGTCTCAGTCTGTGTCAAGTTAGTTTGTGGGTCGACATTTTGTGCTTGACTTAACTGTTTAGATGGCATTGGTGTGTCACCTAATGGTGGTGTTTGCATTTTAGGTTTACTTGTAAAACCTGGTGAACCCGGTACCATTAAATCTTTTATCATACCTGGTACTTTTTTAATTTGTCGCTGGATAAATCCTTCTTCTTTTATTGGATTTCTATTTTTATCTAACAACAACCTGCCTTCTTTGTCTATTTGATAATTTTCTTCATCAGGCTTGTAGCCCCCTTCTCGTTCTCTTGTTTCTTCGTTTAATACTGTAGGAAAAAATTTAATTCCACTGTATTTTCCTTTAACTCTATCTAAATCTCTTTGCGGAAATAAAAAAGATCTGTTTGCTCTATACCTAAACTCATCATTGTCTTTAGTTAAATTTTTCATTTGTTGTTTAACTGATTTAACTTTACTTTCAAATCTAGGTTTAGAATAATTAACTGGTGTAAATCTTCCTGATACTAGATTATTAACTAATGTTCTGGAAGCACCTTGATCTCTCATGATTTGATATATTTTAGATTTACTTAAATCTAATAATTCTAAATCTTTAATTCTAATGTACATATCTTTTTGTATTCTAAATGCTTCTTGCTGCATGTTATCAAAAGTTCTAACCATATCTGTTGGTGTTTTTTGTGCAAAATTTTGTACGCTATAAAAACCTTCTGTTTCATCAACCGCTCTTAACAATGCATTCATACTACGTGTAAAATACCTAAGGTCTTTTTTAACATCAATTCTAATGATCCGTGTTCCAGTAAACAGGGCCAATAATTCATCAGATAAGTTAACTGGTTTACCACCTTTAGTTAAATCTAATGACAAAGCATCACCTATTTTTTGACTACTTGTTAGCACACCAGGTTTAACTCCATCTAATATGTGAGTTAATGATTTAATAAATTTATCTCCAAGGTCATCAGAATTTGTGTACACAAAACCACCGTTATCTTTTCTACCATTTCTTGTAGTTACATCTATAAACCTATCAAAACCTAAAGGCTCTGATATAAATGGATCTAGATATACAGAAACAGGTCCATTTTCTCCAAACATTAAATTCATTACAAACTGTTCTGTTTCTTGTGGATTTAAATTTTGTTTCTGTGCTTGTGCAATAGCTGCGTCTAGTGGTTGATACAAACTATCGTAAGGACTAAAGTATGAAAAATTAATTGCAGCACTTTCACCATTCTTCCAACCTTTAACAGCTAACAAATTTGATGTTGCATCCCATGATGCAGCTGATGATCTTTTGTATGCGTTCCATTGTGAATTTGTAGAGTTAGTTAACGCTTGTGATAACTCATTAAATCCTTTTCCAATAGCGTAACTTGTCATAAAAGCACCAGTCAATCTTCTTATACCCATTTGTTGTATAGCTCTATTAGGATGCGCCGATTCTTTTAAACCTGTGCTAATAATATTTGCACCGGTTCTAAGTATTTCTGCCGGGAAAGATATAAAGTTTCCAAGAGGCAGCTTTCTTAGTGCTTGAATAACGGGTGGTACTTTACTGTAAGTTGGGTAAGTGTTTCTTAAAAGATAAGCTGATCCTTCTTCAATAGCATCATCATATGTTTTTTTTACTCCAGTAACAGGACTTATGGAATCAAATTCTTTACCCATGTATCTAAACCATTCTTTAACCTCATCTAAATTTTTTAATGCTTGAGACAATTGTGATTTACCAAATTCAAAACCATAACCTTTCCATAAGTTATCACCCCCTGCGTATAGTCTTGCAACTTTATCTGTAGGTGTCATTTTCATTAACCTATCAAATAATTTATCAGTAGTATTTATTGCGTTACTTTTTAAATCTTGTAGCACAGATTTCATTTCTGCAGCTACCACGTTTTCATCCCACACACCAAGTCTAACTAATTTTTCTACGTAGTTATTAAATTCTACTTCATCAATTTTATTACCTCCTGCTTTAAATATATCTCTTGCAACTATCTGCATAGCATCTGTAACGCTAGCTCTACCACCTATGTGTCCATTCATTAAAGAAAAGAAAGAAGCTGAAGTCACGTTTCTAACTTGTGTTTGTGGTGAGTATAATGTTTTACCGATCTGTACACCAACTTTAAATTGTAATGCAAAACGATAGAAAGCATTCTCTACAAGTTTATCTAATGAACCCCCTATACCTGCAAAACCTTCTACATATTCAGGTGAGGCCCACTTGTTTAATAAACCTGATTTCATAATACCAAGTCTCGGTACGCTTTTAATTTGTTGTGCACCAACAAATCCTGCGTTAGTCGCATCTTCTAAAGTATTGAACAACCACCCATTTTTTAAACCTGATCTTGCTATGTAATCCGCTGCTCTTTTGTTGGCCATTGATGCGATAGCTTCTGATGTAGTGAATGCGACTGAGGCTTTTAAATTTCTTTCAGGGCCTAATAAATTTTTTATTGCAGCTGGTAATTCTTCACCAGTTTTTAAAAATTTAAATTTATCGTTTTGTAATATACGAGTACCTATATCTTTTAATTGTGTTAATGGTGATTTACCTTCAGCTTTAGCTGTTCTTAATATATCTTCTGCGTGCATTTTAGCAGACTCTATGTAAGCTTGTTCTGGTTTTAGTTTTGGAAAAGAATTCCTGGCAGATTCTTTTAAGTTTGTATTTTTTGTAATTACATTGTTAACTAAATAATCAACTGCTCCATCCATTATTTTTTGTGGAGGAACTTTTTCAGGATTTGTAAATGTTGTGAATGATCTTACTAAATATTTACCAACGTTATCTACTTCAACAGTAGCAAGATCTTTTGCTAATTCATCTGCATCTTTACCTTTAGGTAGTACTTTTTTAAATTCCGTTTGAATTTTTTTAATATCATTAATTAAATCTTTTGTTAATGTTTGAAGTTCTTGTGGTAGATCTTCTATTTTTCTTTGACCTTTTACTACCGCATCCGCATCTTTTAAAATATTATTAGCTATCTCTTTAATTTCATCTGCATAATATCTTTGAATAGCAGGAGAGGTAGTGTTTTTATTGTATTGATCTTCAAATTGTTTAGCTAAATTGTATGCAGATTTTTCTAAACCTTCATAAGTTCTATCTATTTTTCTAGCTCTACTTTTAACATATAGTGTTACTTCTTCACTCACACCTTCGATATCTTTAGGTTGTTTTCCATAAGACCTAAACCATGATAATATATTATCCACTCTTTTAAGACCTACGTTTATTTTTCTTGGATCTGTAACCGATTTTAATCTCCAATCTTTAAAAGGTGGTAGTTGTGTTACAAATTTATTTTTTGTAAAAGTACCCGCAAAAGCATTTGCTAATAATGGCGCTACTACTTTACTTACTGTATATTTTCCTGCTTTTTGTAAAGTTTCTGCTCCTGCTTTTGTCAAAGGAGCTACAAGTTTATTGCCAAATAATAATTCAACAGGTCTAACCACAGTTTTATTAATTCCTTTTGCACCTAATTGTGCTACACCTACTCCGTATTTATTAACCATCAAAGGTTTTCCTAAATATTTAAAACCAAGTTGTGTAAATTTACCAACCAATGGAAAGCCGCCACCAATTAATGCACCTTCAGCTCCATACTTAATTCTATTTCTAAATTCTGCACCTGCTCTTTTCCTGCCCGTTAAATTTTTAGTGTCCTCCGGTTCTACAAAAAAAGATTCTCTACCTGGATTAGATGCTAAAAAATCTGTAGCCCCTACAATACCGGCACCTTCTACCATTCTCGATGCTACCTGACTAACTTTTCTAAGTTTACCACCTTTAACAGCATCAGCTGCTTTTTTCATTTTAACAACTGCAGGTATCCTTCCTGCAATTTTAGCAATACCTGCTCCTGGTATACCGTATTGTGTAAGTAAAGATGTAACTTCTCCTCTCCATGTTTCAGGACGAGTAGGTTCGTTCTCTTCCATTACTTTTTCAAATTTAGATAAAAAATCTGTATTGGCTGCAAGGTCTGTACCTGCAAATAATAATGAACCTAAACTGTTTTGTAAATCATATGTACCCGAACTAATACCTTTTGCTATCTCATCTAATCCGGTGGTGTAATCTCTTTCTTGTGTAATTTCTTTGTTGTTAATTCTAAAACTAGGAGCCTTTGCGTCAGGAATTTTTTTTAATTGCTTCATAGGATCACCCGCTTCTGTTGCTTCTTTGTCAGCTAAAAATTTAGGTACACCCTCTATACCGGCTATAGAATTTGCTAATCTTTTTGTAGGGTTAAATGTATAATACATTTCAAGAACACTTTTAGGGTCAGGCATAGCTAACCATTTCACAGGTTTTTTAGGTGCCGATTGTGATTTAAGTTCGTTTTGTATTTTAAGTTTAACTTGATCTAAGTCTAAAGGTTGTTGTTTTTTAATATCAACGTTAACTGCTTCTTCTTTATCAGGGTCTTTGAGAAATCGTTCGTAGGCAGTTTCAGCCATGTTACGCCTCCGCTGGTAGTACTAAGTTAACGCTATATTTTTTATTAAATTGATCTACTTGTGATTGGTCTGAAATCATAGCAAAGTCTTCTAGTGCTTCTGCACTATTAGTCATTAACTCTACAATATCATCTGTAATTTCATTTGGTAATCTTGCTCTTAACTGATCGTAACTTATAGGGTTATCAGTATTCATGTTCTGTCCACCCATTGGTCCGGGAACCATGGCCCCTGTTTCTGTAATCTGTTCTTGAACTAATTCACCGTTCGCATATCTTGCTCTACCACCACTGGAGAACTGACCAAGGATTTTTTTAATTTGTGCGATAGTATCTATGTATAATTGTACATCTTGCTCATCTGTGTACTTACCCTCTTGATCTTCATCTAAAAGTTTTTCAGATAATGAATTAAATAAATTTTGTCCCGATGGAGAACTAACAAATATTTTTATAGCACCTTCTGTTACTGGATTGCTTTTAGTGTAGTTATTTTTTTGAGTTTTTAATATATCTAATTGCATTATATCATCGTCAGTTGCTGTACCGTCTGCAACTCTAGATTCTATCTCGTATATTTTAGGAATGATTGATTCTAATTGTTTAGATATTTCTAAATCTCTGTATGTTTTACCACCAGTCTCTGACCCTAATATGTCTGCTTGACCTTCAATTAATGAAGTAAACATATCAGATCTTTTGTCATCTAATCTCTCATCTCTTTTTGTGTTTGTAGCTCTATATCTGTCATAAGCTGTTTGACCAGAGGCACCAATGTTTTCAAAAATAGATCCCCCCGAAGCTGGTCTTGAAATTAAATCTAAACCAAAATCAATAAATAAATCTTTGTTGTCTCTAGGTTTTTCTGGATAAAGTCTTTCTGCTTCAGCTCTCATTTGATCTGGAGTCGCAGTTCTTGGATCATACTTATAAACATTTTGATCTCTAGGATCTTCTGTACCTTGATAACCTTGTCTAGGTGATTGTAAGCCAGATGTAATACCAGTGCCACCGCTATCCGCCATGCCACCTTTTCTAAACATAGGTCTACGAAACGTATTATTCATTACTTTGTCATTCCATAACCAAGAGAACCTATACCGATTGCTGTTTCTAGTGCAGATTTGTTTGGTGAAACTTGTGTTTGATATTGACCCATCGCACTACCCATAACATTACCCATACCGGCACCCATATAATTTAGTCTCTCATAAGGTTCGTAGGCTGCCATTCTATTAGCTTCTCTTTGTTGATCAAGAATATTTTGTGATTGTAGTTGTTGATTAGTTCCAGCACCTTGTAATGTTTGAACATCTTGTCCGTATAAACCTGGTACTAATGAAGCCATTCTTTGTTGATCCGCTCCTAAAGTATTTGCACCCTGCATTAAGTTTTGTTGGTTACTAAATAAATTTCCTTGTTGTCCAAACGCTGTGTTCGCTTGTCCTTGAGCTTGACCAAAACCTTGTTGTAACATTTTTCCTTGTAGTAAAGCTCTGTTCATGTCAGATTGATTTTTATATTCTGCTCTCATTACACCTTCACGCCCGCCACCTAAGTTACCAGACATAGCTGCGTTTTGACCAATACTTGTCATTCCTTTTGCGGCTTGCTTGTCGTAATCAGTCATAGTTGCATTAATTACATCTTGTTGGTACGGAGACATAAATTGTTTGTATGCATTAGGTCCTGACAAAGCTCCTTGAGCCGTGGACTGTGCTTGAGCGGCTTGTAAATAATCTTGTGAACCCATCATGTTTGTAGGTTGACCCGCAAAAGTTCCAGTTCCTTGTTGAAAGGCTCCGGCTTGTTGTAAGTAAGGTTGAAAAGATCCTATACCTTGACCTTGTGTTGTAGCCATTGAATAAGCATCTTTTTGTGCTTGGTCTTGACCGGCAACCATTGGTTGGAATTTTTTTGTATCAAGAGGTAATGAAGTTAAACCAGTTAACTGTTTTGCATAATCTTTACCTAGATCTTCTACAAATTTTGGTGGTAAACTTCTTGTTTCTGTGACTGCCATTATAATACTTCTCCTAATCTCTCTGATGTTTCAAACATTTGTTGAGCGCCATTATTTCCTTGTGACTCTTCTGATATTGTACCACCATTTTCTAAATTTTCCATCATATTCTCCATTATTTCTGCACCTTTGTCAATGTCCCCTTGACCGGCACCTCTTACAGCGTCTGCTGTAAACACAAATTCATTAACACTTAATCTTGCAGGTACGTCATCTTTTTTTTCATACTCTCCAATGGGTACAAAACCACCTTCAGCTCTGTAATCTTTTTCCATACCACCAAGGTCCATTAATCCACCTTCTGCTCTACCTATTCTACCACCGTTAGCAGCGTATTTAGTATAAGGTAATTTACTAGGTAAATTTAAATCTTGAACTGCGTCTAAAGGAGGCAGCATATAATTATAGTATTGTTGAACTTCCGCTATTCTTTGTGGGTCTCCACTTTTATATGCTTCTTGAATTTCATTTTGAATAGCTTCTTGTCCTTCTTGTCCTTGTGAATTTTTTAAACTCCCACCTCTGTCACTAAAACTTGTTTCGTTTGGTTTAGCTTTATTTAATCCAGGGATCATAGATAGACCTAAACCAAGACCACCCATCGTAGCCATTTTTCCAAGTGTACCTAACTCATCATATTTACCTTTTAATCCCATTACACCGCTTGCAGCTTTAGAAAAAAATCCAGGACTGCCTGAAGCTGCACCAGCAAACATATTTCCAAAACCACCTGTTGCTTTTATTCCATAACCTGGCATGTAATAAGCCCCTGCAGCTAACATTGCCATCTTACCTACATCACTTTTTAAAACTTTTCCTGCTGCATCAGCAACACCACTGACTGCACCTTTAATACCTTTAACTATCTTACCTAAAAAATATCCTTGTCTTTGATCGACTCTGTTCATGATTCCACCCATAGCTCTTCTTGCTCTAGTGCCCATAATTCCACCACTCATTTCTGGAACTACGCCACCTTGATTAAAATCATAAGATTCTCTGGTCACGTCTGCAGCTTTACCTAAATTAGGGTCACCAAATCTGTAGTCAATTTTTTTTTCAACAGGCATTATTTGTTTTGGAATAGGAGAAAAAATTTCTTGATTATTTTCACCTCCTGTGTCTCCTGTGTCTACATTATTTTGCCCGTATTCTTTTAAAAAATTACCGTCATAGTTAATAAGATTAAATGCATCATTACTACCCAGTCCTTGGTATTGTTTTGGATCTCCACTTAAAGTAGGGATATCTTTGCCATAAATACTTGATAGATCATCATCATTAAATGTTGAAAAAGCATCCTGTAAATTAAAATAATCTAAACCAGATTCTTTTAAAGATTTTTCGTCTAGTTCGTCATACTCTTCATCGTTTGCTAAGCCCAACTTCTCTATCATAGCTCTTTTTTGTTGAGGAGGTAATGAATTAATATAATCCATCCTATTCTTTAAAGAACCTTGACTTATAAATTTCTCACTTAAAAAATCTAATGGTTTTTTATATGGAATAAAATCAAATATAGGATTTTTTTTATATTTATAAATTGATTCAGCTTTTAATGCATCATCTATTTTTTTTTTCTCTTCAGCTTTCTTTTTTAAATCCAACATTTTTTGGATTTCTTTTTCTTGAGCTATTTTATCTCTTTTAGCTTTATCTTCCTTATCTTTTTTAGCTTTTTTAGCTTGTCTGTCTGCTAAATCTTTTGCTGCTTTTTTTGTTGCAGCTTCATTATTTCTTTTAGCTTTTGCTTGCGCTGCTTGTCTAGCTGCAGATGCCCTTTGTTCTGCACCTCTATCATTTCCGCTATCATAGCTATCTCTAGAATTTCCACTTCCTTGACCACCCTCTGCACCAGCATTTCCACCACTTGTGTCAGAACTACCATCAGAGTTTTTATCACCCCAACCATTTAAACTCATTACACCGGATGGTCCTCTGTTAGGTTTACCATTTAGTGAATTGTGTAAATCTTTTTTAAGAAGTAAATCTTTTTCTGCTTTTGTAATATAAGCTAGTTCTGTTTCAGGATGATCGGGTCCCGACTTCCATTTAATGGGCACCTTACCTACAGTTTTTTGATCGCCAAGATAGTTTTTTACTCCACCTTGAATAGCTACTTTAGCCATGACTATCTACCTCTGTTGTATAGACCCATCAGACCACCGTTGGCTCTCATCTGAACTTGTTCTCTCATATCAACATCAGCGATACCACCGCCTGGCATTGATTCGGCCATGTTAACATTTTCGTTCATAGACATTTCTGGTGTTTGGTCTGCTTGCATCTGTTGTATAATTTGTTTCCAGATTCCACTTTCAAAAAAAGCTTCAAAACTTTGAAACTGTTCTTTTTGTTCTGGTTCCATTTGTTCCCATATTTCAGCAGCCATCATTTGCTGTTCTTCTTGAGGTGATTTAGGACCTTCGTCTCCTCTATACCTAATAGACGGTGCGTTAGTTTCTAGCTCTTCTGAAATTTGTATATCTTCTATTCCCATGATTTGTATAGTTTACTTTGTTTTTCCTAATAAATCAAGAGATGGCATAATAACATTTACATCTTGTGCCATTTCTTCTTGTTTAAAACCTTTAACTTCCCAGTCTTTTCTCTCCTTAAAAAGCTCTCCTGTTTCCTTGTGTCTATAAGTAGTCTCTACCTTAGCCTGTAGTATTGGTGTATCGTTCATTATGTTGTTACCTCTTTTAGTATGTTTAAAAAGCTAATACCTATTGTTGTGGAATCTGTTGTGCTGACTGTAAATCTAAAGTAAGTGCCTCCTTCTACAATTAAAGGCTGAGTCAATAATTCTGTCATAGTGTTAGCAGTTAATGCAGCTTTGATAAAAGGAAAACCATTATTAGTTAAAGTAATAGTAGGTGTTCCAGCTGAGCTAACTAAAATAGATTTTATAACAATGGTCTCATTAACAGCAGGTATTATTGTATTTGCATCTGATCCAAAAGTATACTGAATTGCTGTTGAAGTTACTGTCGCTCCATAAAATTTATATTGGTTTACTACTGCCATTAATCTAAAAAGAAACTTCTAGCTTCTATCTCCTGTTTTAATTCTTCTTGAAAGGTACTATTTAATTTTTCTAATACGGCATCTAAATCTCTAACTAAAGATTGAGATATGTCTTGATCATATTCATCACTAGCTCTGGTTAATGATTGTACAATTTTAGCCATTATCGTCTTCCTCCAGATTGTATATCTAATCTAAAAGTACCAAGTTTCCAAGTACTATCTATTTCTGTGTTAGAAATAGAAAGAGCTATGGCTCTACCTCTAGCACGAGTATCTACTTTTGTAGTTGTAGGTGCTAAAGTAAACGGACCTAAGGGTGAACTTGCTGCCGTGTTGTTTGGGTAATCTCTAACAAATAATGTAGCTATTACATTTTCTGCTTGGTTAATAAAGTCAGGAACTATTCTACTAATTCTCATCATAGCTTCACCGTCTCCTCTAAGATCTGCTAAATTGCTAGCTGCACCTTTAACTACTTTTTGTGTGATATCATAATCTCCAGAAATAATATTAGCCGGTATAGGAACAGGACCCGTGAAAGCAGTTACTTGATTAACTCCTGTTTCATGTTGGAAATAAATTGTAGTTCCTTCAGTGTTTCCAATAACATCAAAAGACGCATCGTCTCCTGCATCATATCTAGTTGCATGAGGTAAACCAAATACAGCAGAGTCAACCCAAGTTGTTCTCGGGTATAAGGCACTTGCATTAGTAAACCATATCGGACGTTTTTTTGTTGAATCTAAATAGCTATAGGTAACTGATCTGTTAACTACATTAGAAGTACCACTACAGTAAAACCAAGTTATCTCGCCAAACAAGTTATTAATACCACAATAAATTAATTGATTAGATACTGTATTTATATCATCAAAAACATAATCTTCGACTAAGCAATCCATTGATTGTAGTTGACCGGTATACCTAAAGAATCCATTATCGGACATCCAGTAAGCAGCACCATCTACTTCAACAGCTGCGTTCATTCCAATTAAACCACAGTTGGTTCCAACTTGCTCGTAAGCAAAGGTAAACGGAGTACCTACAAATCTCATTGTAAATAGTGAGGTGTCGGTCCAAATGTAAATTGCATTTCTTCCAAGCTTAGCCCCCATGATCCGTGATCCGGCGGCCAGTCTTTGTGTACCGGCACTATTGGTTGCTGTAGGTGTATAATCTTCTATATTTTCTTGAGACGAAAATCTTATAAACATATCATCTTGAGTATCTTTATCTCCAATTGTTTTCTCTGTTCCAAAAAATACTAAGTGACGATCTGGAGTAGAGACTAACATATCACGCGACGCGGTTGGTGCGTTTGGAATAATAACAGCTCTAACACTTGTTGCATTAGTTGCATCACCATCCCATTTAAAACATTCTCCGTTGTGAATTAATGCAATCAAGGTAGACCCTAAGTTGTCCAAGGACCATAGACCAGGATCATTTACTGAGTCTGTATTAGCTGCGGGAGATCCCCAACCTGTAAAGGAAGAAGTATTAGTAACAGTACTTCCAGAAGACCAAGCTTGTCTTGTTGTGTTTAAAACTCCTCTAGTAATACCGGTAAGATTGTTTCCGGCTATTCCGGTGTATGAAATGGTTTCACTATTAGGAACACTACCTATTGTTCCAACAGTAATAAAATTTACTCCAGTTGAAGGAAGACCTGCTGTACTTGCTAAAGTGACCACGGTACCCGAACCTCCTGTACCAAAAGCATTATCTGATAATGATCCGTTTAACGTTGTAAGTAAGGTTCCTAAAAGATTACCCCCGAATAAAGATATACCCCAACCAAAAGCACCTAGTTGTTCTGCGGGTCCAACACTATAGTATTGAAAAAATTTAACACTACCTGAAGTAGTAGCGCCACTACCTGTTTCGTTAGTAGCCATAGTAATTGTAATTGTAGTTGAAGTAGGGGTTGCTGTTACCATGTATTTCTTACCATCAAAATCTGCAGCAGTATAATTAGAATTAGTAGCGCTAGAGAAATTACTAAACAGGATAATGTTTCCTGCAATAAAACTGTGGTCACTTGGAAAAGTTATAGTAACTGTAGGTGATCCGTTAGTAGTAGTAAAACAGTTTGAAAGAGTTGTTCCCGAAGGATTAACTAAAGGATGTATGTCATAAAAAATACTACCTGAATAAACATATAGAATATTACTAGTTCCTATTACTGCGTATTTAGTAGAAGCTGTGCTAACAAAATGATGTAAATTTCTAGCGGCACCTGTTAGTTTACTGGTACCTAGTTGTTGCCAACCACCTATCTTCTCCGGTGTACCATATCTAAAACGTACATTCTCACCATCTACCCATTGACTTTCGGCTCCGGTGTCTGTGACTTGTTTATTGAATCCTGGTAAAAATCCTAGTTTTTGTAGCATAAATTAATCCCTAGTTTAAAATATACTAGATTTCTAGTTATATCAACATTTGTTATCTACAGGAGATTAATACTAAGCTTTGTATGATTTACCAGCAGTGATTGCAGAATTAGCAGCAGTCATACTCTCATCAGTCCAAAAATCTTTAGCAACCATAAGCTCTAGGTGTTCAACATTTCTGTCAACACAATCTTGTTTTTCTGTTGCTGATTCATCTTCCATATCCGTTCCAGCAATAACTTCATTAATTAAAGTTACTGAATGTCCCATAGCTGTGTAATCTTGTGCTATATCTTCTGCAGTTTTTACGTCTTCACTCATAATATTTTCTCCTTATTTTGTTGCGCATGCAACGGGTTTAGTTGTATCAAGTTTTTTAAATTCATCAAGAATTATTTTTGGTTCTACCATGTTATTTCTAGGATCGCTATCATTATATTTAGCCTCATCCCAGTCATTTCCCATGTGAAACTGTAGGTTTTTGTTATGTGAATAGCCAAATTGTGTCCAACGAGTACTGCCCCAAACAACAACCCCATAAGCTTTAGCTGAGGGTGAGAAGTGTTGTAGACAACTATCTATAGCAACGAACCCTTCAGATCCTTTTAACATTTCATGTAACTGGGTCCAGTGTAAATCACATCTAATAGTGTCATTATAATGTGGCTCATTAGGTAAAACACAGTTGATAATAGTAGTATCTTTATATTCTTCTCTCAACATATTAACTACTTGTTGAGCAAGGTATGGTTGATAGTTTCTATTTGGATTAATATTTGTGTATTGGTTACTGGCATTAAAACCCATTTGAGGTTGGCCACCAGAGAATTGAATCATTATGTATTTACCAATCTCATTATCAGCTAACCATTTAGTAACAGCCACTTTATAATGTTCTGTATACAGTTTAGCTGTCATTGATTTATCATAGTCAACACCATGATGTTCACAGTAGCTTTCAATAATATGTTGTTTACCAAATTGAAAATTAGATTTGTAAGGCTCGCAATAAAAAATATTGTTCGATGCCATGATCCTTGGATCTGTTAAATGTAAAGTTTGCTCTAATACTAACCTAACATCTGGATTACTGGCAAAACAACCTATGTAAGGTGTGTATATTTGCACATCTCCTTTTTCTTTTAACTTAGGAATTAATGCACTAAATGTAGCACACTTACCTACTCCGCCTTCTACGACATACGTATTCAACATTTTATCCTCTTTCTTTATTTGTTTTTTAGTAATTCTATTTCTGCTTTAAGTTCTTTGATTGCATTAACTAATATTGGAATTAAATGACCCCCAGTTATTTTTAAATTTTCTAAATCATGGTTATCTATAATAAC